GAAGAAATAATTCCAAATCCAGATAATGTGGGTTCATCATTAGGTTTTGGTGTTTCTAAGTTAGACGAGTCATTTGACCCAAGTAATTTTATGAAAACGCAAACCTTTGGATTAGCACCAAGTAACACAACACTTACGGTAAATTATAATTATGGTGGAGCTATGGAACATAATGTAGCACCAAGAACAATATCTGCACCTAAAAGATTAACATTTACTAATTCCACAACAGGACTTGACTCAACCAAAACATCTAATGTTGAAAGTAGTATTTCAGTAACTAACTTAGGAAGAGCAACTGGTGGAGCAAGTGAAGAATCACTACAAGACATTAAGTTAAATGCCAGTGCTTTCTTTAATGCACAAAATCGTGCAGTAACAAGAGAAGACTATATAACAAGAGTTTATTCACTACCACAAAAATATGGTAATATTGCAAAAGCATTTATTGTTCAAGATGAACAATTAGAAAGTGAGGGTCAATTAGAAGTCATCAATGGAGAAGTAAAGAAAATAAAATCTATTGATGTTATTCCAAATCCATTAGCTATGAATATGTATGTGTTAGGATATACAGCAGACGGAAAACTAACACAACTAAATGAAGCGGTAAAACAAAATTTAAAAATGTATCTTTCACAATACAGAGTATTAACAGACGCTATAAACATTAAAGACGGATATATCATTAATGTTGGTGTAAGATTTAGTATAGTTGTTCGTAGAGGATACAATAAAAATGAAGTGTTGTTTAATGCTATACAGGCAGTTAAGAAACACTTTGATACACAAAAAAGGCAAATTAATCAACCAATCGTGTTGAACGACATTGCTTATGTTATCTCGTTGGTAGAGGGTGTGATATCAGTAGTTCCACCACAAGACAATAATCCTAATAAGAATATTGTAGTGATTGAAAATAAACATAAAGTAGCAGCAGGATATAGTGGTAATGTTTACGACTTAGACTCAGCTACAAGAGATGGAATTGTTTACACATCATTAGACCCAAGTATATTTGAACTTAAATACCCGAACATTGATATTGAGGGTAGAGTAGTGGGAGACAAATAATGCATTATTTTGAATTTGGAAAAAGAGACGCAACAATATATTCAGGTGGAACAACAAGTTCTATCAATACAGGATTTGATGAAATATTAGAAATCAATAAGGTTGTTTCTGCGGGTGGAAGTGTCCAAAATGTTTCAAGAGTATTAATTGACTTTGATTATTCTTATATATCACAATCAATACAAGACGGAAAGATACCTTCTAACGCAAAATACTTTTTAAATTTATATGACGCAACTTCAGAAGAAGTTGAAGCAGAACAAAGTGTGTTTGCTCATATGGTTAGTGGAAGTGCTTGGAAACAAGGAACAGGAAAACTTGACCACGACCCAGTAACATCAGACGGAGTAAGTTTTCAATACAGAGACCACGAGGCAAAGACACCTTGGGTATCAACATCAGTATTGACTGACGGTGGCGCTTGGTGGAGAACACAATCGGGTCAGTATAAAGTTAGTTCATCTTATGACTTAACATTTGATAAAAAAGATTTAAGAATGAACGTAACTGATATGGTTAAAAATCATATTTATTCAAGTTCAGTTTACCCAAACCGAGGCTTTATCTTAAAACGAGAATCAATACTTCCAACTGATAATACATTTTTATTTAACTCAGGAAGTGATACTACAAAGGACGAAGCGAGCACAAGTAGATTAGGAAATCTAAAATATTTCTCAAGAGAAACACATACAATCTATCCACCTAAGTTAGAAGTAGAGTGGAACGATTCTTCTTGGTCAACAGGAAGTTTGTCACCATTAACATCAACAGACTTAGAAAGGTTAAAAGTATATTTTAAAAACTTAAGAACTGAATATAAAGAGAACTCTATTGTTAAGTTAAGATTAACTGGTAGAGAATTATATCCAACAACAGCTTTTGCCACAACACCAGCCGAGTTGACTACAAAGTATTTACCGAGTGGTTCAATTTATTACCAAGTTAAAGATGCCGATACCGAAGAAGTTATAGTTCCATTTGGAACAGGTTCAGCAATCTCTTGTGATAGCACAGGTAATTACTTTAATATTTGGATGAACGGATTCCAAGCAGAAAGAAATTATCGTTTTTGTGTTAAGGTTGTTAGTGGGAGTGGAACAACAGATGAACAAGTTCATTATTATGATAATGACTATGAGTTCAGAGTGGTGAGATAATGCCTTACTTACCAAGTTCAGCTAGAAATAAATCACAATATTATCAGAAATTGTTAGACTCTGATATTATAGAACAAGAAAATATATTCAGAGACTTGAAATTAAAACAAGAAGTTTCTGGTTCTATTGATGCGATTGAACCACTAAGAGATGAAAATGGAAACCTTATATCAATAGAATCACCAAGAGAATTAGGTAAATCTATTAATGAAAAGTTTGATATTGTTAGACTTGAAAACAGACAACAATACTTTGATGACAAAAACTCATCAAAGGTAGACAACCAATTTACATTTTTTATACCACCACAAGAACTTGCTAAGCCAGAAGAAGAAGCTGAAAAGGATATTATTAAAACAGAAATAAAAATTGAAGAAAAGAAAGCAAAGCCAGATTTACATTTGAAGAAAGCAATGATAAGATTTATCAATAGAGCACTACGAGTAAATTATCCATTGAATATGAGTACAAACTTATTAAATGCAAAAATCCTACTTGTGATAAAACAAAATGTAAATCCAAATAGAAAAGTTATGGGTTCTACATTTCTATCATCATACTTAACAAGACAAAAGAAAAAGAAACGAAGTTTAAATCAATTTATGGTTCCGATTAAAATTCCTAAGTTTTCATTTCTTTTTGGTTCTATTCTTGCATTAAAAAGATTACAAGGATATATAAAGAATCTACAATATCAAATGGTTTATGATGAGTTCATTTTCACTAATAAAGAATTATTAAAGTTTTGGGGTCAGGCAAATGAAAAGGCACCAAGAGATGAATTTGATATGTTTAGTGTAAGTGGATTAGAAGATACGGTTGAGGTCAAATAATGGCATTAGAATACGGATTTACAGAAAAAGAAAAAGCAACTTACTATTTACCAAACAGAGTATATAGTAGTTTTGGTCGTGATGTAGATGATGACTTTATTGCACTCTATGTATATGATGAAGACAATGAAGAGTTATTAGATACTATTTTTTTAGAGTCAGAAGAAATTGGATTAGATTCAGGTGAAAACTTTATAGACATAAATATAGCAGAGCATTTAAGAAATGCTGGTTTCGTAGAGGGTAATTACAATGTAACTTACAAGTTTTTGAGAAGATTGGCTGGTGTAGAAAGAGAAGTTTTCGTTGATGATAAAGGTGTCATTTGGAATAGTAAAGTCCAAGAGAAAAAAATTAATGATGATATAAGATACTTCACATCAACACCAAATCCAAAAAATGATGAGTTTGATAAATTACCTGAAAAAGAATTATTTAAGAGAAGTTTAAATTATGTCATTGATGACATATCACCAGATAAAACTGAGTTGATTGTAGAAAGAGATGAGATAATAAAAAACTCAGAATATATTGATGACTTCAAATCTATGTCAGAACTGATAGAATACAAACCATTACGAATAAACAATTCTGGTAAAATTAAGTTTGACCAGAGTGACCAATATGTATTAGAGTTTGATATCAATGATATGGATAGAGGATTTACACAAAATATGGTAGGTGGTGAAGTCATTATACCAAAACTATATCAGATAGAAAACGAAACAACAACAAACGAAGATGTAATTGTAGAAGAAATCGTAGAAGTAGATTTCTTTGAGCCAGAACCTGACGACAAGGATACTCTACAACAAAGATTAGACGAAGGAGACGCTTCTGATTTTCGTGAACTATCAAATAACGACTTGATAGACATATTAAGAAATGATGAATCTGAGTCAGAAAGAGAATTAGCGGACGCCGCATTACAAGAACGAGCAAACGAGCAGAGATAATGGCAAGGTCAGATAGAGCTAAACAATTAGAACAACAACTTATCTCACAAGGTAAGATACTTCCACCAAGAAGACAAGGTGCTGCAAGAAATGCATACATTGATTTTGATGTAACGGGTAGAGCAGACTTAGGAGAAGAAGGTGGGCCACTATCACCAGGAAATGGATTACCAATTGGTGGTTTGATTGAAGGTGGAGATGGTTATGGTTTATATGGTGGTACCGTTTATCAAAAACAAAAAGAATTAGAGAAAGACCCCGTTGACCCAATCAGAAGAAAAAAGAAAACTAAAAAGATTGTTAAAGAAAAGGTTGTCAGTAGAAAAGTTGTCAAGATACAAAAAGAAGATAGAGATTATGTTGCACGAATAGATGAAGTATTAGACGCTAATCGTATCAGAGTTTCACTAAGTTATGAAGACGGAGTGAATAAAGTTAAACATAAAGGTCAAGACCAAAGGGCAGAAAAGTTTACCTATTGGAGAGTTAACTATGATAAAAGTAATGTAAATAGATACAAAACTTATATGGTAAAAGGTAATCAACATTACTTAGTAGTTAATGATAAATTAGGAGCCGATAATCTATCAAGAAAAATAAAAGTAAAACAACCACTACAAGATTGTGAAAAATTAGATAAAGTTTACTTTGTAGAAAAGAGATTGCCAGATTATAAAGATAAAATTAAATTAGTTCCATTTATAGATAGACCAGATGATGGAATATTCTTAAGAATACCAAATCTAAATTCAGTTGATAATCCTATAAATTATGAGGGAACACAATTCCAAAATCACAATGATTTATTAGGTAGTAACACACTACTAAATTTTGATTTAGAAGAAAAACTTATATCTGGTAGTTTGTTAAACATACAACCTACTGTAGATTATCAAAAAACAACAACTGATGTCAATATTGAAGCAGATGACTTTGGTCTCGGAAACTTTGTAAACTTTGGTTCAGCTGAGTTTAGGGTAAAGAACTTTAAGAAAAAATTAGAACTGATTGAAGGATACAACTCTTCGAGTTCATCATTATTATCAATCAGTAGTTCAGCGGCCAGAATATCACATATAGAAAAACAAAGACAACGAGTAGTTAATTCATTTGACCCATTTGAACATTATATGTATTTTGAGAGTTCATCTTATTCAAGTGGTTCCAACGGATTATTCCACGATACAGCTTGGCCAAAGATGACATCAACTACACCATACAAATTAGAACATACTTCTGGTTCTACCGCTACAACCTGGTATGATAATAGAATCGCAAGTTCTTCAGCATATGACTTTAACAACCCAAACTCACTAAGAAATTCTTTACCAGAACATATTTACGCAGATACACAAAACAATGTATTCTTAGAATTTATGGATATGGTCGGACAACAATTTGATGAGATATGGGTTTATGTAAAACACTTAACTGATGTAAATAAACGAGTAGAAAATTTATCAGAGGGTATATCAAAAGATGTAGCAAAAGAGTTTGCTAAATCACTTGGGTTACAATTATTTAGTGGTAACGACTTGGTGAATTTACCTGAATATTTATTGGGTAAAAATCCTGATGGAAGCACAAAATATGAATCATCAAAAGAACAACTAACAGAAGAAATATGGAAACGAATACTTGCTAATCTACCTTTCTTTATCAAAGCAAAAGGAACAGAACGAGCAGTAAAAGGATTATTAAGTTGTTACGGAATACCGAGTTCTATGTTAAGAGTTCGTGAGTTTGGTGGGCCAGATAAAGGAACACGAGTAAGTTATGAAATTAAAAGAAAATTTACAAGAGCATTAGATTTTAAATCAGGACAATTTATTAAATCTGCTTGGAAAGCACATACAGACGGATTAATTCCCGACACTTTAGAATTAAGATTTAGAAGTCCAAAGTCTCAGGACCAAGTTTTATTACAAAAGGATTCGGACTTTGCTATATCACTAAAAGATAATGGAGCAGCCGACAATTTAGGTAGTATAAAGTTTGATATTAGTGGTTCAGACGGAAGAGTAAAAGTTATATCTTCATCAAACTTACCATTTTATAATGACGATATGTGGTCAGTAA